ACCATGAAGTATAAACTTACGTATGATAATCCATTTTTATTTAATTTAATTGCATTGCAATTAAATTAATTTCCTTTATTAATTTCATATCTTAAAAATGCGATGTTATTATATGTACTTAAGAATGTAAAGGGAAATTGTATATTGGATAATCCTGGCCCTGTTGGCCCTGCTGCTCCTGTTGGTGCTGCTCCTGTTGCCCCTGCTGGTGATTCACGTTTATACCAATTACTCCCCTCATATGTATATATATCTGTATAAGTCTCTGTAATATGTGGGTTACGTGTAACAATTATACCTGTTAGATTAAATAACATTGGATTTGGCGGATTAGTAGTAACTGTCGAAGCATTTGCAACAGTTCCTGTAGATATATGAAGAGTAACTGTCGAAGCATTTGCAACATTCGCAACAGGTGCTATAGGTATACCAGCAATAGGCACCGTAATATCTTTTAAAAGATATACAGCTTTAGCAGGAGAGAATGATATATATAATGAAGAATCAAGTGTTGATATATTTATAGAGTTTATCGTAGAAGGATTAGTATACAGTTTCCAATACAATGTATCTCCATTTTGTTCCATGTATCCTAACTTGCCTATATCAAAATCGTACAGAAGATTATTTGGATTACGAATTATATTAAACTCAGTATAAGTTGTTGTAGAAAGAGAGGATATAAATTCATAAATTTCTCTATATTCATCGGGAAAAAGACCGACATTACTACCCATCTCTTTTCCTATCATATATTCTTTGTCAAAACAGAACATGGATTCAATCGGTTCATTTGACCCCCATCCTTGGCAAGCCAAAGAGAATCCCCAAGCGTATAGCCTTGTAAAAGAATACGGTCAACATCCAAAAGCATCCCAACATGGTCTTGGTATTGTAGGAGGAAATGAAGTACTATTCAAAGATCGTGCATCCCAAGTAAGTATTGAATCTGATTTAAGAGGTATTACACGAGCAAATACATTTTGCCCGGAAAGAGGACATAAACCTCTTGAAGGAAAAGATATTCTTGTACGAGATACTCCTAAAGGAAAGGTAACAATATCTATACCAACCGGTGAACTTCCTCGCTCACAATTATGGGCTTATCCGGCAACCCTTGCCCCTGAACCCTTTCGTATTGAGACATGCGATCGACCTGAAAAATACTAAGTAGGATTAGATATGTGCGATATACGTCAAACATCATTAACAAGAAGTAAATGGGATGGCCATCATCAAGCAGATGATTCTAGAATCTCAGCATATGCTGGAAAGTATGCATTTACACCCTTACGCAATTGCCCTATAAGTTTCCCAAAAGATGTAACAACTCGTATCCAACAATCTGGGGTAAGTTGGCCAAAGGGTTATTGGAAAACAGAGGTTGAATCTGATTTAAAAGGTATAGGTCGACCTTCTTCCCGGTGGAGAGAAACAAGTCTTCAATATAACCCAGAAACAAATCCTATAACAAATGCCCCTCTAAGTCATGCCCCCGATGAAAGTTCACCAAATATATCGAATCGCCTATATAACCCCCCTTGCACATTACGCGCAACAGGGTGGAATAGATGGGATACTCTCTTTCATAACCCTCAGGATACTTTTGAAACACCTTTTGACTTTTATATTCCATCTAGGTCAATTGATAAATATAAAAACAGGACACATGAACCTGCACAAAATACATATACAGAACAAGTTGCTGGATTAATCGCGAAAGAACAAGAACTTCGATAACTTTAGCATATACATGTAGTATGGAAGTAGTCGCCCTTATAGGTTTAGCAGCTGCAGGATTAGGGTTGGCTCGTGCAACAAATCCGTCGCCAAAGGCACCAGCTTCAAATCCTATTGCACGAAATAGCATCTCTGTAAAAGAAGCATTTGAGGATAAAAAAACAAGCCTCAAAGGTCCTGCTGCCGAATTAGATTTAAGCTATAGGGGTGTGATGGGCAATACTCTCCCGACATTACCAACTGTTCAACTACAACCAACTACAGCAGCAACACCTGATGTTATGATGAATCCACATGGAAAAGAGAGAAAACCAGATTATATGGAATCAGAATATGTAACAAGTGGTTTATCTGGGCAAGTCCTAAAAGGCTCCGAATTTACTCACAATAATATGCAACCCTTTTTTGGAGGAAGGGTTCGACAAAATGTAGATGTAGAATCTGGCTCAGGAAGGCTTGACAGATATACTGGCTCGGGTGTTACCCAGGTTCGCAAGGTAGAAGTTGAACAAATGTTTGATAATACACAAAAACCTTTTGGAAATGTATACGGCTTAGAAATATCATCTGACTTTGTCCAAGGACGTATAAATGAACCAAGAAATCGTGCTGGAGAACGTCCTTTTGAACCCGTCAAGGTTGCCCCAGGTGTAGGAGAAGGATTCAGTTCAACGGGAAAAGGGGGGTTCCAACAAATAGAAGTAAATGAACTTATGATGAAAAATATGAAGAAAACAGATGATTTACGTGTAGAGACAAATCCTAAACTCAGTTATTCTATGCCAGTTGTACAAGGGCAACGCTTTGTGGCTACTTCAGCGGAAAGTGCAGGAGAAGTTCGTAAATATAAACCAGATGGCTTTTTTATTGATACAGAAGGAAAGCTCGTTGGAGCAGCCGGCCCTACTGATATAGTAAAAGAGGCAAATCGTCCCATGCAAATAATGCCTGAAGTAAATCGTCCCGATACAAGTGTATATTATACAGGCCCAGGTGGTGCTCAAGAATTTGGTTCAAATTACGTGGCTGGTAGTTATCGTAAACCTATGCACAATCAATATGGTGGAGCAGGTTATAGAAACGCCGACGGAAGCCAATATAGTTCAAGCACAGCAGATGATTATGGTAAAAGCTCCTATGAGGCAAGGCCTAATGAAAGGTACTATACCACTGAACGCGTAGTAGGATTGAATTTGAGTCCTGCTGAAGCAGGTGCTGTAACATCTCACTTTGAGGATGAATCTCGCCCTACACGTCGTGCCGAAACAATTGGCAACCCCGCTCAAGCAGGAAATGCAACAGGATATGCATCTTCAGCTCCTGCTATAACTGTATGGGACCCAAGTGATATTGCGCGAACAACCGTTCGTGAAGGAACAATTATGAATGATAGATATGGTATTATGGCGATGGGTGATGGCCCAACTCGTTTAACAGTATATGACCCAGATGATATTGCTCGTCCCACACAAAAAGCTCAAATTTCGGCAAAATCAGATTATGTGGGTGGTCCTAAAGCCGCACATGAAAGGTCAATGAACCACACATTTGCATATAATATGCGTCTCAATGAATCAAAGGAGAAAGCTGTCAAGCAACGAAAGGCTATGGGTGGAAATATTGCTATATTTAAAGGTGATGAGCCACGTGTAACATCTAAGAAATTAGACAGTGATATTAAGAATGATAGGTCGCTTACTGTGAACCGCAGTATTGATATTGGGGCAAGTGTTGCCGATATAGGTCAAATGAAATTTAGAGTTCCTCCTAAATTGGATGTAGCATCAGAACGTAATGGACGCGAGATTATTGAACAAACTCAGAACAATCCTCTCATGCAGAGTTTACATTTAAACGCCCAACGGGATCATGACACGTTATATGGGGGAAATTAAATCAATCCGGTTCATTTGTTCTTGAGAAGGCAAAAGATCCTTCTAAATAAAAAAACAAAGGTCTAAATTGTTAGTTCTGACATCTTAGAGAAGATGCCACAACCTGCATGGCTAATATATGGTCCACCTGGATGTGGAAAGACAACATGGATAATAGCACATGTAAAACAATCTCGTAAAAAAATGTATAGATGGAATGCAAGAACAGATAGAACATTGCGTGAAGGTCGGGAAGCTTTACATATTCAAGTAAGAAGTCAAGAACCTCTTTTTGTTTGGATTGAAGGCGCCGATGACCTTACACCGGAAGCACAGGCATTTTTAAGAAGAATCTTAGAAACAGTTTCACCCAATGTTCAATGTATATTGGAATGTAGAGACCCATATAGGATAACACCGGCTATTCAATCTCGATGTGAATGGAAACAACCTGTAGGAAATCGTTCTTTTCGAAAAGAAGCATATGATTCCATACTTCCTCCAAAACCAGTTACTAAGCTGGGATGCTCTGAAGCATTTGAAAAAGCAGAAAATCCAATAGCAGCTATACAGGAATTTTTGAAACACCCTGTTTTATGGGAAGAAGCACTTCTTGCATTAAGAGCTGTTGGAGGAGGTTCATCTCCATGGGCTCGTTTATTTTACTTACAAACACTCTGTGGATAGTTAGACTTCAAATGGATGCCCCTGATATCTCGGTATATGGTGAAGCAAAGGGCGAATATACACGCCAATTATGTGTATTTGTAGTCCCTACATTGGAAACCTATATATTGGGCTTACTAGAAGAGGCTAAAAATGAAGCCCCCAATCCTAAAAAGGTTTTATGGCAATTTCAAACTATCCTTCAAGGTATTCCGGACTGGAATCAAGATAAAGTTGTAAGGGAAACAGAAAAGATTCAAAAGGATTGTAACTGTGATTACTTGGATGAGTTAATTACAGCTGTCTTTATTGCCCATACAAAGGTTTTATCGGCAATTCGACTAAGCACTCGTCAAAAGAAACTTCAAATAACAATTCCTAAGATGGATCATTTTATTCATCGTCTCTTATGTGAAGCCGCTCGTAATTTATGGGCAAGTGCATATTTATTTGCTGATTGTAATTCAATTGAAAAGCAGAAGAATTTTAGACAGGTGTCTATTTTATTACATGAATCTGTTTTACAGGCCATTCGTGGATTATTACCAGTAAAGTCGATTTTACGAGAGTATTTACATGATGATGAAGAGGAAGAAACAAAGGGGGGAGTAGAAGAAACATCAACAAACCTTACCCAGGAGCCTACAACTTCATTGGAGGATACTTCTGAATCTATTGTGAAAGATACCCCGGTTGAACCAACTGCTGAACCAGTATCTAAACCAGTATCTGAACCAGTATCTGAACCAGTATCTAAATCAGTATCTGAACCAGTATCTGAA